ATAAAACGAAACATTTAACAAGGAGAACCTAAAAATGGCAAAGATCGTTTCAAGACGAACTGTCTCCCCGAGTGTCCGCAATATGCTGGCAGCGATGGATGAAGATATCCTTCAGGCCGATGCGATGATAGCGGATGAACTTGATGAGACAATGACCGATGACCTTGATGAAATTACGGCTTCTGAGGAAGTCCCAGGCGTTGAAGACACTATTGAAGATACCGCTGAAGGTGGAGATGCTACAGTTCAGGAAGTTGTTCCGTCTGCTGCACCAGCAAGCGCTGAAGTCGAATCAGATGCTGCAGTATTCCCTACTGAATCATCTTATGTCCAGGCTAATATCCTCACACGCAGGCTTGACAGAATCGCGAACGAACTTGAAGCTGCCGGCCATAAGAAGCTTGCCTTCAGAGTTGATAAGATTGCAGATTATATCGAAAACAGGAGTAAATAACAATGATCAGAAAAAGACTCACCGCCCGTATGAACACTGCTGAAGACTCAGAGAAGTTCTCCGGCAATGTTGGACAGGAAAACCGTCCTACAGTTGACATACGCAAGTATGACAACTATGTAGAAGTCCCAGGATGGGAAACACAGGACATGAACCATGACTGGAAAGCCAATCCCCGCGACGAAGTAGGAATGGGCGTTCCAAGAATCGCAGCCATCTATGCTACAAGCCAGCAGGCTGTAAGACTTGCAACTCTTTTCCTTGGTGACAAGGTTAAGGAAAGCATGATTGAAGCTCAGGCCCGTGATTTCATGAGACTTGGTTCACGCAGAATCCAAGCTGCTCTTGAAAGGTTCAATACTTCTTCTACTCTTTATGCTGAAGAGGAAACTGCTCCTGCTGCACCAGCCGTTCCTGCTGAAGCTCCTGCCGCAGTTGTCGCCCCAGTCGTTGCCGCTCCTGTTGCTGCCCCTGCAGCTCCAGTAGTTGCTGAAGTATCCGCTCCTGCAGTTGTTCCAGCGCCAGCAGCACCAGTTGCCACTGACCTTGTCGAACTTCCAGTGCAGACCCCAGTCGTCCCGACCACTCCTACAGCTGAAGATGATGGCGCAATCGATCTTGAAGATGATGCTCCTGTCGCAGCAGACGAAGATGATGGTCTCGCCGTTGAAATGGGTGAAGAACTTGATATGACAGATGAAAATGTAGATGACACTGAAATCGCATCCGTATTCGCTGATGAACAGATGGACACCGCTATCGGTGACGATGACGACTCGAATGTAGAAGTCGCCAAGCTGAAAACCAGCTCTAAAAAAGCTGGGATCAAGAAACTTGGTGGTCAGCCTAAAGTTGTGACTGCAAAAGTCAACAACGTGGCCGATCTCTCAAGCGTATGGTCTGACGCTCCAGATGTAACATCAATTTTCTAAACCCCGATTAAGGAGAAGCTAAAATGGCTCTTAATCTCTTGATCAGAACTCAGATGTCCGCTATTTGCAAAGCAAGTGACTCTTGCTTTACTCAGGACAACAGCAACGGTGATAGCACAACTATCACAGCTGCTACTCCTAAAGGCGTGCTCGGTGGTTCAGTTGCTGGCTACTCTGGTGGCCCTGACTACACAGTCGTGCCGTGTACCCAGGCTCTTATGCCTGCGGGACTCTTCGCAAACAACGCTGAAGGCGCAGCATTTGAAAACAGCCCGGCCGTTGCCTCTGGCAAGGTCACTGTTGTCAAAGGACTTGCATCTGTTGAAGTAGACGTCTACGAAACAGAAAGCTTGTCTGGTGGCGCATATGTGGTTGGCCAAAAACTTTACAGCTCGGACAATGGTTTGCTCACTAACGTGGCTTCCACTTCAGCTGTGGTTATTGGGGTCGTAACAAAAATTCCTACACCTTCATCCCCGACGCTCGGCGTTGACATGAGGATATAAATTAGGAGAAGCTAAAATGGCTTTGTCAAATAAACAGAGACGTGAAATCATCGGTAAGCATATCGTTACCGCAGCAGGACGTGCTCGTCTTGCAGCATCAATGATCCAGCCCCTCCGCAGAAGGCGTGATTATACATCCGTTGGTCGTAAGGCATTCTATGTCGAGCAATTACCGGATGGTGCACTCCCCATCTACGATAAGGATCCTGAAGTTGTTGCTTACGTAGTCGGCGAAGAAGGCGAGAACATTGTTGCGGTTGCAAAACCAAAACGTGTGTTGTTCCCTCTCTTTGAAATCGCATCAAACCCTGAAATCCAGTTGACTGAAATCAAAGCAAGGCGTTTCGACCTCGTCGAACGTGCTGTTGATCTCGGAAAGGCTGCTATCCAGGCTGAGGAAGATACAAAAGTGTTCGCCACAATCGACGCTCTTGCTACCGACCCTACAAACCCGAATATCGACATCCCAGTTGTCGGAAACCTTACTGCTAATGCTCTTGCAGACGCCTTCGGCGAAATTGAACGTTCAGACCTCAGGGTTGCCAACGTATTCATGAACGCAAAGGACTACAAGGACCTTCGTAAGTGGGATCGTGACACTCTCGATATCGAAACCCAGGCAGTATTGCTCAAGACTGGTCTCATGGCCACAATCTGGGGAGCAAAGATCATCGTAAGCAGAATCGTTCCGGAAGGAACTGTATACTGCTGCGCTGAGCCTGAATTCTTTGGCCGTATCCCTGTCAGGACTGAACTCACTGTTCTTTCCGCTGACAACCCAAGGAACCGCATGATCGGATTCTCGATGTTCGAAAACATCGGTATCGGATGTCACAATCCTTACGGAAGTCAGACTACAAGGACCTTCGTAAGTGGGATCGTGACACTCTCGATATCGAAACCCAGGCAGTATTGCTCAAGACTGGTCTCATGGCCACAATCTGGGGAGCAAAGATCATCGTAA